TGTATCGGTCTGATCAAATCCATTGATAACTTTAACCCGGATATGGGGGTAAAATTTTCCACATATGCCGTGCCGATGAATGTACCTAGTCGAAATTATTTAAAATCAACATTGATATTATTATCTGTGATAGTGATTTTATTAATAATCATCCTTAATGTTTTCTGCTGCTCTTCGATATCCATGTAATCCCATGTTTCTGAAAGATTCGTAACAAGTTTCGCTGTTTTCATCTTTCTTGAAGAGTCCTCCACTTTTAATTTTTCCACTTCAATTTTTTTCTCTGTATCTGCAAGTTTCTTTTTCTGCTCGTTAATCGTATCGAGCAGAATGTCATCATCTGACTCTGCATATAAATTATATAAACGTTTTATCTTTTTTTGTAGCAGCTCCCTTCCTTCCTCTAACTCTTTTAAAACATTTGTCTCTATTATCAAGGTGCTTTCATCCAGATCATCCCCGTTATCATCCTCTTTTAATGAAAACAGATAATTTAAAATCGTATTTTCAACTTCGTGCGCCCATAATTTCTCTTGCGGACAATTTTCATCCTTAATTAAATATTTTTTTGTCTTCTGATGTGAATAACAAATTAGCTTGCAGCCGCTTTCTCCCCACTTCTGATATCTTATTTTTGCTCCACAATGACCGCATACAAGAAGTCCTGTAAGAAGATGTTTTGATGTCGGGACACGCCTCTCTGATCTCTCTTTCATGCAAAGCATCGCTTTATCGTATATCTCTTTAGTTATAATCGGTTCGTGCCTACCCCGATATTCTTCTCCGTTATATTCTATAACACCATAGTTGCTTTTTCTCTTAAGGATTTGAGTGACAAGGCGATCGTATTTTAAGTCAAGGATATCCGCTATTGCCTGCTGTGATTTTCCCTCAATGTACATATTGTATATTTTTTTCACTTTATCTGCGTCTTTGTTTGGAACAAGAATACCTTGATTTCGGTCATAATCATATCCGAATGGTGTACGTCCGCCGCCCATCCAGTATCCGTCTTTTACACGTTCTTTCATTCCCATCCTTGTACGAAGCCGGATATTTTCACGCTCTAGCTGGGCGAATGCTGATAAAATTCCAATCATCATCTTACCGGTTGGTGATGCTGTATCAATTGTCTCATTCAGTGACACGAAACTCACATCGTTAGGGATAAAAACATCCTCAATCAGATATAAAGTATCTTTCTGTGAACGCGATAACCTGTCTAGTTTATATACGATGCAATGTGATAATTTATGTGCTTTAGCATCCCTTATAAGCCTTTGAATCTCCGGTCGATTAATACTACTTCCTGACCATCCGCCATCTATATAAAATTCATAATTTTTAATTTCTTTTGAAATACAGTAAGCTGCAAGCTGTTCTTTCTGCGCTTCGACTGAATATCCTTCCTCTGCCTGTGCATCTGTCGAAACACGGACATAAATTGCGGCTGTTTTTAATTTTTTTTTGCTCATCTCTGCCCCCTAAAATAAAATAGACACATCGGTTTGATGTGCCTATTTTAACATGCATTTTTGTGTTTTTCAACTACCCTCGGCTTTGGAAATTTTTGTCGAAAACTCATTGATCTGCTTTCTCTTTTTTCGCATGAAATTAAGATAATCGCGGTTTGATAATGTCGGCTCTGTCATAATTTTTCCATTTTTTGTAATTTTAATATTATACTCTATAACACTCACCCTACTTTCTCTATGTAACAGTTATTTCCATAATTTTGAAATTTATTCCATTTTTTGTTCTATGAATTTTTTCATAGCCACTAATATTTTTTCTGCGCAACTTTGGCAAATATATATTTTTTTATATCCAGACCATTTATCATGGACAAAATTTCGCTCGGATAGTTTAATCTTTATTTTTTTGTCCGGTTTATTTTTTTTGCAAATATCACATACTTCTACAATCATGATTTACCTCCCACCATTTCATTTAAGCAGGTGTTAAAGCCCGCCTTCATCTCATCCGTCCAGTAACTATTTTCGTAACACGCTTGAGGATAAGTGGTTTCTTTCTTCTCCGGCAGTTCCCGGAGCGGACACCAACTCGCTCTATCTTCCGTGCTTTCTTCTCCGTCGTAATACTTATCTGCCGGCACACAATACAGACCGCTTGGGTCATCATCTGCCAGTTGGCAATCCGCACAACACTCCGGCATATCCATAATTAATACTGCTTTAGGCATCTTCATTCCTCCTTTGACTCGTCCTAATACACTTTAATAAATCCTCTATTCCCTGCTGATAACCGTTGTAAAAATTCTGTGCCTTTTGAATTTCTGTATTACACCTAGTGCTTGCACCATGTTCTAAAATATTTGCGCTCTTCTCTATATCTTCATATTCTTTTTTATCCATCCTTTTCACACTCCTTCCGGCTTTTCGCACCGTTCATATTCAATAGTCCACACCCACGGATTCGCGTTCCAACCGTATAGGTCAAGGTCTGATTTTTTAATGGTACTGTTCCACAAATACGAAAATGCTTCTCTTGCTGTTCTAGGCATATCCTGCCACCAAGTACCAGTAGCTATCTCTTTATGCTTGCCGTGATAATTAATCCACCAATCATCCGTTACAGCATACTTATAAAGATTTCCGTCCTTAGAGTATCCTCTTATGCCTTCCGCTTGTGCCTGTACTTCCGTAATCTCCTGCAACCGCTCCACCCTCACATCCGTTACCTTTAGCCAGATACGTGCGGCTTCTTTCGACATGCGGATGGACGGGTGCCATTTCATCTCAATTTCTTTTCCGCCCTGGTAAAACTTCTCCGTATCGGAGTAATCTGCACGATACATATATCGTTCTAATCCTTTGTTCCATGTTTCCCGGACATACAGGATATCCTCCGGCTGATACGGTGGCTTTACATACTTAATAGAACCGCCGTACTCATCAATGCCAAATCCAAAGCATCCTACCTCTTTCTTTTCTGTGCTGTCGGTAACAAAACCGAGCGGGTATGTATGCTTTTCATCTGGTTGTGGTTTTACCAGCCGCCGAGTACAGGTCTTCCGTCCGTCCAGATTCGCCCGAACCATTTCGGTATTGAATAAAATCGGTTTAATTGCCATCTACACCACCGCCTTTCAACTGCTCTGCGATTTCATCAATATTTCTTGGATGCAATCCAAATGTTTGACACATAACATCTTGCTTGCATGTTTCTGCAAAATCATCAATAGCCTTATTTCTCTCCCTTTTTGCCACCTCTCTTATGTCATCGACAGACACAAGCAAATCGTCCTGTCTGTTACATATCTGGTCGATAGTCATTGTTTGAATTGGGGTTATCATCTACACCGCCACCTTTCACAATCTCAATTGCTTTCGTAAGCTCTATCACTGGTATTGTTCCTTCTGCTTCATCTGCATCGCTACAATCTTCCAACTGCTCCACAACCTTGTCCGGGTCATATGCGGTAGGCTCTGTATCAATTACGTTCTGCACGGCTTTCAGTAAATCTTTTGCAAATGCCATAATTACTTCTTCGTTTATATTATTTGCATAATCCAGTCCATGAGTATTCATTAAATCTCGAATAACATCTTCTGTCCCACTTGTTTCCGAAAAGAAAAAATCTTTTACATGATTCGCATCAATCAAACTTCCCATCGTTCGCCCTCCTGTTCCATGCTTCTACCAAAGCATCAAATACTGCTTTTCTTGTCCATTTTGAAGCATTCCTTGGCATTAATTCACTTTCAAAAAATAGTCTGCAATGGCAATTATTCTTTTTTGTATTTCCTCTTGTGACAACATAAAAAATCCCATCGACTTGAATATTTTCTGTCAAAATAACTTTCACTTTTCCACCGCAAAACGGGCACGGCTTTAATTTTTCGCTCATTCTTCATCATCTCCCAACTTTTGTCCGCATTTATCGCAATACTTTTGTTCGTTACTAATATCATGATGACAAGTAGGACATTCATAGCTTTCAAAACAGCAGTATCCATCCATTACCGGCTTCTTTGGTTTCTGCTTCTCCACCGCCGCCCGGCATTCTTCCACTGTGCCGATTGCACGGTACTGCTGGAGTTCTTCAATCATTGTTAAAATAGTATTTGCTTTTTCCTCTCTACCTTTATATAACAGAGGACTTACATTTGGTTCTTCTTTGGCAATATGGTCGAGAGTTACGACTGCATGTTCTTTTATGCTCTCAATATATTTTACTGCTTTTGTTTCATTCTCTGTCATTCCTACACCTCCAACAGTTCCGGGTTGTCGAATTTGTTGCCGACAACTTCAATTCTCCAGCTATTATCGTTCGCCCAATAATGTAAATCTTTTCTCCAGATAAGATCATCATTCCATTTGATTCTCCATTCTGACTTATCCCAAACAACAACGGCTTTTCCATACTGAGTTTCTACAATATCATTCTCGAATATCAGCTTGCCGTTCTTATCTTTAAGTCCAGTGCACCAACAAATTGTGGACGGATCAATTTCCAGAGCATATAAATCTGATGCGTAATTAGGAACGATATAGTATTTTTCTCTTCCGGCAAATCCATATCGTACCAAACCGCCAATAATCCATTTCCCATTGTCAGTTCGCTTTGCTTTGCATAAATACCTATCTTCCATCGCTATCCTCCATGTCTTTCAATCTCGCTTCAGCTTCCTCTCTGGTAAGGAATACCTTTTTGCCAATATCAGATATCGCAAACCCTCTTTTTTTTGTGCAAAATTCTAATATTTTATCAGAACCAATCGTTACTCTTTGGATCGTCTGTTTAGATATGTCTTTTCCTACAATAATGTAAGCCTTATCTCCCACCTTGCACGGCAACCGCAGAAGTAATCCCTGCTCTTCGGCTTGCTCTCTATTTGCAAGTCTTTCCGCAATCTCTTCCAGGGCTTTGTATCTTCCATCTTTCGCAAGCTGGGTAATGGTAATTCCCTCATCATCCGGTAAATCTGCTGGATGAAATAAAACTTTTCCATTCTCTGCCACATATGTTAATCTCTCCATGTTATCCTCACTTTTCTGCCCGAAGCCACTTTAATAAGCACTCGTAGCAATTACAATTATCATTTTTGTCGCAGTCAATTTCTGCTAACCCATTTTCATTCGGACACATCATATTGACTGCCAGTTCCTCGTCCGTCATGTTCCGAATCCGATCGGCGTTGGTCTGCTTGCTGTCATAATTCTGTATAGTCGCAACTTCTGTAAAAGCCGTAAGCATATCTGCAAAGTATTTTAATGCGCTATCTCTGTCTATATTGTGTGCATCAGATATACGACATATTTCTGCCAATACCTTATTTGTCAGATTACTAAAATTTTCTATTTCCTTATCACTCAAATCTTTGTTCATTGTTCTTCCTCGCTTTCCCGGTACGGTTCCGGCAGGGGCATCCAGGCTACAACGTCCTCAATCCAATCGTGTCCGCTATCCAATGCATACCCATCATTCACGATGCAGGTATCAACCCACACATGCCTTCCGTCGGTCACAATGATTTCCTGCTCATCATCAGGAAGCTCACAGTCAAGCATATACTTAATGTCTGCGGAGAATAAGCACTCTTTCCGCTCTTCCTCTGTCAATTCATGATATTTAACCGGAATCCACCTTTGTTCCGTGACCGTTTTTCTTGTTGCTTCTGTTCTCATGCATTCAATCATTCTATCTGCTCCTTTCCCTCTTCGACTTTCTCTGGATGCACGTCATGGCGTATTTACAGTCCTTGGTGCATATTTTATTTTCTTCGTATGGGCATTTCTTCATAACATTTTCTCCTAGCTAAATGATGCTTCTGGCTGTTTTTCCGGCTGAATATAATCATCATCATATTCCTTATCAATAATGATGGCTGTTCCGGCTCTGGATAATCTCAAAAGTAAAACCTCAAATTCACTCAAGTTTCTAAGTGACGAAATCGTTAAATCCTTATTGACAGAAAGCGTATACGGTTCTTCATTGCGGCTATTCCATATCCACTTTGACACAGGAATTTCTACATTCAAGTTTTCGTCATGCTCGTTTTCAAATGTGATAACTGCTCTCTGTTTGCTACTCCATGATGGCTTATCTTCCAACTCAAACCGCATTTCACATTCTACGGATTGATAAGAAACACTATCATCGTAATCAATGTCTAAATCGTCTGTGTCAATATCCCTTTCACATTGTTTAATCCATGCCTTGAACAAATCCGTAAGTTTGATTTCTTTCTGCTCCGGCTCAATCATAAGGTTTTTAAAATTCTCCAAAACCTTTTTATTGCCAATGCAAAAATCCGAATTAACAATCTCTGTTAGAACAGAATCAAGTTTAGGAAGATACTCTGAAAAATCATAACTCTCAATGTATGGAACCATGACTTCTTTTACCTTTTCCTCAATGGCATGCTTTGCATCTCCCCAGCGAAAAGCATCTTCGATTGCTCCTCCCAATGCATTCATAAATTTTTCTTTGACAATTTTGCTTACTTCATCCGAAGATAAACTTTCCTGTGCTATTTTTAATAATTCCTCTTTCATTGCTTTTTCCTCCGTTAAATCTTAATTATTACAAGCAAATCATTTCGCACCACCTGCCTATACTAGAAGCAGGATGTGTTATATGATTGCTTGGTTTTGTTATCTGGTTCTAAAATTTAAAGACGCTTAGGCAAACCGGAGCTGTCCGGTCTGCTCTGCCTACTGATTGATGTTTAAATTTCTAAACATGGCACACATAACATCCACTACAATGCTGTTCCCGAATTGCTTATACAGCTGTGTGTTACTGTTGACCGCTGCCATTTTGGAGATGTCTTCATCGGATACTCCCATTAACCGTCCACACTCTCTAGGTGTAAATTTTCTTATACTGTATTTCGATTCAATCCTTACAATCTCTTGATTCTGTGCCGTAAGGGTTGGGCAGATGTTTCCTTTATCCTGCACTCTCCCTCTTCTTGTTGTGCTTTCAGGGTAACTTGCATCAAAGCAGCCGCCTATTTCACACTCGATCGAACCTTCTTTTGTGGCCTGCTTGATCAGAACAAGATTATCTTTCTGTACACTCGTCAGGCAATTACTGATTCCCTGCATATTTGGTTCAAGTCGCTGTTCCGTTGGACTTCCGGCTGTTCTGTCTGATGGGTTATCAGGATTTCTGCCACACATGGCAACTATCTGTTTATCAACAATCATCGGTTCCCTCATCCCCCCCTGCGCAGTCGTAAGAGATGGAGAAATATAGTTTTTATCCCATACATTTCCAGCAAAGCCGGTTCCTCTATCGTCTCCGTACAAATTTCCTAATCTTCTTTGTTTCATTAAAACAACTCCTAAATCGTGGTTTCCAGCCTTTACGCATCTTGCAATCGGATATAAACCTCTTTGAAAATCTGCTGTTACTCCGGTGTATATACTGCCTATTACTTCCATTCAATCACTCCATTCATAGATTGATTTCCAAAACCTTTATAATCCCTCGCCATAAGAGTTGTTGCAATATCAATCTGCTTTTTAATCTGCGTTGCTTGATTGATTAACAACAAGGTTTCCGTCTGACCGCAAGCTTGATATTCCGCAGTCATATCTTGCCTTGATACAGTTTGCAACTTCTCGTTTTTTCGGTTCTTTAATCGTTCCGTCAACGCAGGCCTGTTCTGTTCTGTTCTGTTCTGTTCTGTTCTTAGCATTGTATTTTGCAAAGTACCATTGTCAATGAGTGTCCTTATCAGCTTTTGAGTTTTTTCATTGTCAATATAATATTTTTCATCTACACTATCCTCCAGGTAATCCTTGAGTCTTTTTTCAAGCGGTGTTGGTTTTGGAAATTTATAGTTAAACTCTCCCAGAAACGAGAACATAAAGCATCTGTTCCTGTTTTGTGCAACGCCGTAGTTCTTCGCGTTCAGGTCCTGCCAGTAACTCACATATCCAAGATTTGTTAAAAAATCTATCCAGTTCTGGAAGTCCGTTTTATTGACATCCGCATGTACTTGTGGCACATTTTCCATGAAGAGAATCTGCGGCAGCTCTCCTCCGTTTTCCTGTATCTCACAAAGAATTCTTTCCACTTCCCATAATAGACCAGATCTTGTGCCGCTGCCCTTTTTCATTCCCGCCTGTTTTCCGGCAACTGACAGATCGGTGCACGGAAACGAATATGTCATAAAATAGCAGTATTTTTCAGTATCACAGATATTCAGATCAGATGCGTGAACTTTTGTAATATCCATTGTTTGAAAATCAGTACCATGTACCGCGTTGTAACTAGTAATCGCATACTTGTCGAACTCCACTACGCGATAATGCTCAAATTTAGCACCTATATCCCGCAATGCCATAGCCTGTGAACCATACCCGGCAAAAAGTTCGATCAACCGAATAGGTTTTGTGATACTTATTGGCTTTCTGATCAGATCAAATATATCGATCTGGTCTTCGCACTCATAATTAAATTTATCTAAATCACTCATTTTTCCGTGTCCCGGCTCCTTTCCACTAATCTATAAAAACTCTTCCAGCTCAAGCTGGTATCCGTTTTCCTGTCCATGAACTTCGATGTTTAACTTATCAAGCTCTAGCTCTTTTTTGCCGTCATCGACATTTACCCACAATTTCTTTGCACCGTCATAAAAAATGGAAAGTCCTCTGCATGCTTTGTATAAATTCCAGGAGGACACTTCTCTGTCAAGAACCGGCTGATACTTTTTAGGGATTTTATTTAATTTCAGCGTATAATAATCTCTCATCGACTCCATATCGTGAGTGTTAATCTCCGTATTATCGACCGTGACATACTTTTTAACGTCCTCCGGATCATCGTCGATCTGCTTGCATTTAAACAGATCCGGATCTGAATTATAATACTCTGCACCGCAACCGAATCTGTATATGTGCTTCAGCTTTCCGTTTTCCCGGATATCAATGTTGATGTCCATAATCATCGGATTTCCTGCGGCTAACTCTCTAATCGTCATCCTCCGCACTCCTTCCTCTGCTCTCCTACTTCTCTTCCTTCTTGCTCGTAACGATCAGCTTCTTGCCGCCCGTCTTTACCCACTGCACCTTACGGAACTTGGAGCAGACCTTTTCCCATTCTGCTACGTTTGCCGCTCCTCCAAAGATGCTGTACAACTTACTCTTTCCGTCTTTCGCCATATTTGCCATTCTAATTACCTCCCTGCAGTAACCTGCGCTCTAAATCCTCATAATCGTATTCACGCTGATTAAAATTATTAAACTTACTTCCGGCAGACTTCTTGCTGTCTGCTGTCCGCTTCGGTTTCTTGTAGTTTTCCGGCAAAAAATCATCGAACACGCATTTGCTGATGAAATTATTCGGATAATAAATCTTGTCGATTTTTTGAATCTCACAATACTCTGCGTAATTCTTTGCCGCAGCAACCAACTGCTCCTCTGTGACCATCTCCGACAGGATCATGTCACAATATGCTGTCTCCGCCATTGAGCGGCGGACTTTGTTCGGGTAAGCATCCCAGAACTGCTCAAACGATTCCGCGGGGGATATAGGGGGTATAAATACCCTTTCCTTTCCTTTACTATCCTTTTGTCCTAGCGAATCGTCATTTACTCCTAGTGAATCGTCATTTACTCCTAGCGAATCGTCATTTACTCTGACCGATTCCTTAATTTTTTGTACAAAAATAACACCTTGATAATCCTCTTTTTTATTTTTATCAAGTAACCAGTATTCGTTATAAATCTGAGTGCCTTTTCGATTCTTGCTTTTCAAGACGATCAGATAACTTTTTTGAATACCCCTACTGGTAAGCACTCCCCACCTATCAAACAGCCCCTTATCGAAAAGACCAATCCGTAAGCAGTAGTCCACGGTCTCTTTGACCGTACCGGCACCCACGCCCCCGCCCATCTTTCTTGCGGTCGTTGCACAGAGGTCATAGCACCATTCATAGAAGTATCCCTCGCCGCCAAACGCCATCTGGCAGAGGTAAAAATAAACTCCAAACCCTTCCCATCCTTGTGCGTCTAACAGCTTGTCTATTTTTGTATCGTTGGAGAAAATGTCGACAGACCATCCGGAGTAATCAATCCTCTTTTTCGATCTTCCTGCCAACTTGTAACTCCTTCCGTGCTTCCGGTAAATGCCTTCCACCCGACAGGCAGCACTCTGACGCACCCCCTCCTGCAAGCAGCCGACACACAGCTTTACGCTGTACCCGCACCAACATATCAGCCCGATTCCTCACACCGCATATGCAGCACTGAAAAGCACTTTAAAAAATAATCTTGTTCTAAGCGGTCTCATTCTCGGATTCCAACTGAAAATGCTCCAGTGCCCGCTTGTGAATCCGATGAGTCTGTCTCGGTGACAAATGGAGTTTGTCCGCAATCTCTTCGATGGACATATCTCTTAAATAGTGCATCTTAAGCACGGTCTTCTCTCTCTCATCACTCATGTTTTCAATCTTACAATAAATCTCTCCGCACCTTGTTACAGTCCGTTTATAATCCTCTTCCCATTTATCCAGCAGCTTTTCTTCCTGATTATCATTCGATGCACAGGAAGAGCCACCGTAAAGCTGTGTCCTGCTGCTATGAGCATTCGCCCGGAAAGCTGTGATCTGTTTCTTAAGACTTTCTGATTCTGCCGAAAGCGTCATGTAAGAATTGAGATACGTTTTCTTTTTAAGCCTTAAACTGTCCTCCATACGCTTCCTTTTTTGTGTGATATATTATTAAGCAACGTTTCTTAAGGTGTTTCAACCATACTAGATCAAGCCTGCTTTCCTCTTCGCTTTGAGTTCTGCAAGTTCTTTGACGCTGAATCCGGAAGCCTCATACATTCCCAGCTTGTCGATCGCATCTCCAAAAGCAGCTAAGGATGTCTTGGAGCCGTCTATCCGAAGAGTTCCATTATCCATTAGCGGCAGTCGGTAAGTGCGACCGTCCGGGTTAATCCGCGTCATAATCTTGGATATAACCAAGTCCGCAGTCGGCAAGCGATAACCCCCTTTCTGTCTGTAACCGTGGTCTGCGAAGCGTATGTGATATTATCAGTCGTGATGATCGTGTCCGTCTTATCACCATATACGATGTTTGCGGATGAATCCTTATCATTGACCTCAACTCCGATGCGCTCTGCTCCGACCTGCTGGGCGAACTCAATGAGTGCCCTTTGAATCTTTAAAAAATCAACTGTTTCTTCGCTCATTTTATCCGAGCTTGTGATCTGGTTTGCCTTATCCATACCCATACCTTTCCTCCTAAAAAATTTAAAACTATTGCCTTTTTCGCACTCCTTTTCTATACTATTTTTGTACAACTCAAATATATAAAGGAGGCATATATGGCACGAATTACTGTCGAATCTGCATTAGCAGAGATTCAAAAACAAAAACACTATATTGACGTACTGCAAAATCATTGCGAAATCCTTCCAGGTGATTCTTTAGAAACTATGGTTTTTAAAACTTACGCTGAACTTCAAAATGTTGAAGAGACATATCGTAAATTAAAGACTATTCAAGCGGATATTCCTTACAAGAATTCAAGGGAAATAACCAGTTTAATTCCAAAGACCAGTATAGAAGATAAGGAACTTGAAGCCTTTGTGAAGTTTCTTCAAAAATCCGGAAAACGATATAGTAACAACAGAGGTTAATATCACACTCCTTGCGTTTCGTTCTGGTCAAAATAACAATGATTCTGAAAATCATATTTTTTAATATCTTTTTCTATATCACGCATCAGGCAAAGAATACGATGATACTTATAGAGAATGAGCCTGTAAGTATCATCAAGTGTTAAAAGTGCTAGCAAATCTTCGTTACCGTCTATCATGGTCAACGTGCAGTCAACCGCGTCGATAATTTCTTCAACACTTGAATTCTCTTCATTGCAAGCAATCACGTCGATGCAGCGATTAAGTGCCACTTTGTACATTCCGACCAAATTAGCAAAATTCATCACTGTACCTCCTACCTGTTCTTCTCAAAATACATAGAAGTCAGGTCTTCCTCTCTCGCTGTGCTCCAGAAGTTCTGCCAGATCTCTTCTACACTCTCTTCCTCATCTGCTTCGTTAAGGAACGAAGCCAAGTCCTTCCAGAAAATATCCTGATGATATTTACAGTCAAGCAGAAACTCCAGTGTTCTGATGCCGTAATCGAAATGAGCCAGCCACTCGACCTGCTCCACAATATGATCTGTCCGGTTTTCTAAAGCCTCCTCAACTGCATTAATGTTTTCCTCGGATACTCCGTTATTAATTAAACGGCTTGTAACCTCGTCCTGTAACTCTGTGATAAATGTCTTCATAATAAAATACTCCTTTCGTGTTTACCTACTCTACCATCCTTGCTTTTTCGATTTTCCCCATTTATAATATTGTTACAGGCATGGCTATGCCGAGTACACAATGAGGGGAGGTTCGTTATGACAAAAGAAACCTTTCAGGATGCTCTTGATGATGTTATTAAAAAATTTAATAATGATGCCGGTGTTGCAATTAATTATTGTCCTTCCGATGAAATTTCTACTCCATTAGCTCAAACTCATGAGGCAATGACAACTGCTTTAAAATCTATCCGGGACATCCTTGTTGCTGATAAGCAATTTTAACTATTTGGCAGTTTCTTCGGATTCTGCCAAATTAAGCTCTTCTAACATCTGTATCAGCAGTTTTCTCCTTTTTAACTCTCGCTGATAATTTCTCCTGCACCTTTTTTGCAGATTTTTCACATATTTTTCAGCTGTTTTTAAATAAATACGCATTTTTAAATGCTGCCGATCCAGTTTTCCCCGGAACGAAGATTGTAAATGATAAATGCACTTTAACCGATCATCGAACTCAGTCAATGATTGATCTGTATTTAATCTGTATTCTCCGCTTTTTATCTCGTTTGTCAGAAAATCCCTTACTTCCATGTTCACACCTCCTTACGCTGTCTGCACTTTCATCTTCTCTTCACACTTATCATCCGTTTCTCTCTTCACAGCCATCCTCGCCATTCCTTCCCCCAGTCCCAACAGATAACTTTTATCGCTCTCTGGCAGTGCCGGAATGATTCTACTGAATGTCTCAAGGATCTGTTTCTCTTTTACTAACATAAAATCATCTCCTCTCCGAAGTTCTACTTATTTTTTCATGTCCTTTACAACGATAACAATAATTGCTACGTCTGCTATAGCTGTTAAAATATCTACTACAAGACTTAATGTCGTCATCTGCACTCCTCCTCTCACGGATTTTATATTGACAATGAGTTTAAAAAAAGCTATCCTTTTATAAAGGGTTGGGGCTTTCGCCCCTCCCCTACTCAACCAGTATCTTGACAATTTCAAGAATCACTTGGATGAGTTGTAAGATTGCGGTAGCAAGAAGTATGTAGTGGATTTGTGATTTCTTCTTGCTACCCTTTTTCTTCTTTTTCTTACTCATTGGTTTATCCTCCTTGTTTAATATATGAATATTATAGTTTAACACCCACACTTTGTCAACACTTTTTGTTTATTTTTTAAACTTTTTTATTGATTTTTTAAAATTATAATGTTATCATTGAAAAAAAGAAAACGAGGAGATGATATTATGACACAAGGCGAGCGGATTCGAGAACTTAGAAAAGCTCTCAAACTTACACTTGATAGGTTTGGTGAACGTGTCGGTGTAAAAAAGTCCGCACTTTCACAAATTGAAAACGGGAAAAGTGGTGTCACCGATCAGATGATTAAATCGATTTGCCGCGAATTCGATGTAAGTGAGACTTGGATTAGAACCGGAGAGGGTGAGATGTTTCCTCCGGTTGATCGCCGAACGGAAATTGCAAGGCTGACGCGGCAGTTACTGAATGAAGAGAAAGATTCCTTTAAAAACCGCTTTATTTCGATGCTTGCTGATTTGAGTGTGGAGGAATGGGAATTTTTAGAAAAACGGGCAAAACAACTTTATGAAGGGACTTGCTTAAAAACAGATGATTCAGAGAAATAAAAATACTCTCTGCCATTTTCGGCAGAGAGTATTTTTTTATTTTTCAAGAAATGTTTTCAATAACACATAAATATATTTAATATACTCTTCGTTATCTAGCTGATCTAGCATCTTTACTATATCTCTTTTGTAGTCTTTCATAACCACTCCTCCCTTCTTGGATGTCATTATAAAGCATCACATTGGGATTTTCCATAGTTTCCCATATGATTTTCCATATATGAAAAATTGCATGTAAAAAAATACTATTTTATTGGAAAATATTGAAATTTTAAACACATCCAGTTATACTGTGAGATAGAGATTTTTTCTCTGGGGAAATGAGTTATTCTTATTAATTCGTAAAATTCCCCCCAAAAAATACAAATTCATATAAGAAAAGGAGAAATTTTATTATGAAGAAGAAAATTTTAATTCCTGTGATTATTATTTTTGTCTGCATACTGCTCTTCGCTGGTCTGTCCGGTGGTGACAATGACACGAGCACAAAAGAAGCGTCTAAAACAGAAAACACAGAAAAAAGCAGTGACCCTAGTGGAATTGAAGCGGTCAGTGTCGATGACCCTATGAACTGCCCTGCGTTTACTGCTGAAAAGAACTCCAGTGATATGGACTTACAGATTTATAAGACCGCCAAAGATTATAAGGACACTCTGACAGACGAGCAGGCTGCGGCGATCGTGAATGCGATCAAGGAAGAAAACCCTAAGTTTTACGATGGACCGGAAGAAATGGAGAAATTTCTGTGGTATGGATATCTGCTCCAGTGTAAATACGAGGATTCAGACCCTCGGGCAGAGCTTGGAACCGATCTGGTACAGGCAATTAAATATGTTTACAGAAATGTCGAGACCGTTCTGGATGATTCAACCAAAGAAAATCTGCGACAGGTTGATGAAGATTTAAAAAAATGTGAATGATTTTTAAGGGAAGAACGAAATCTGCTCTTCCCTTATTTATTATCTTACTGCACTACTGTTCCTCATATCCGACTGTTTTCCAGTCAATCACAAGTTTGAAAATTATAAAATAATACTACAAATGAGGGGGGACGGATATCAGTTTAATTAACGGACGCGAAGTCCAAACAATGGAGTGATTTCCAATTCCCCCCTACATTAAATATTTATACTAGAAAAAGAAGAAAATTATGAAAAAAATTTTTAATTTCTGTGATAAATTATAAAATCACTTGAAAAAAATACTGTTTCTCGTATAATACAGTTAAAAAGGGGACATAAAATGGACAGATTCAAACTCATTGAGATTCTTATTGAGAAAAGAACTGGAAGAACTGTAAACGGAAAAGCTGTCTGGAAGAAACTGGAAGACGCTTTAAACCAATGTAAAGACGAGGACGGACTTGTTACAGTGACCGGCGAAGATAACGAGGACGAAGTGTGGAAGTACCGCGTTGAGCTGCACCGGAAAATTGACGAAGAAACCGGCAACCGTGAAATCAGTATACGCTTATTGAGCATCTCCATCATTGATAAAAAGACCGGCGAGCCGACCGTCATTAATGTGCAGGGTGCGATAATTTAATATAGGGTAGCTTAAAATAGAGGACCCCTCCTCTATTTTATTTTGCACTTTTTTCCATATATGAAAAATTGTATTTACAAAAATACTGCTCTGCGGCTTCCAGCTTTTAAAAACTACTTCCAGTCTGAATCATACAGATCAGAGATTCTCATATCCAGCGCCTTCGCTATCCTCTCCAGATACTCAATCGGTGTGTAATTCCGCCCGCACACTATCCTGTGTAGTGTTGCCTTGCTGATGCCGCTTCGGTTCTCAAGCTCCTGATATGTAATATCTTTCTCAATCATGACTTCTCCAAGCAGTATCTTCATATTAAACCTCACACTCTTATTTTACTCTGTTTTATAAAAAAGAGGAACCGGAAATGATTTCCACTTTTTTTGAAATTTTTTTGATTTTCCTATTGACATTCTATACTCCCGGGAGTATAATCTAATCATAGAAAAGAGATAGGGAGGACAAAGAAATGACAATTAAAGGATGGTTTTTAGATAAGAATTTTTCACAGGACGAGAGATACATCATCAACTTAGCAATGATGGGAGACGAATTAGAGACATTAAGAGAGACAGAAAAGGCAGTCCAGTTAAGAGCAGACAGCGATTTCGGAAGTTTAACATTCTGGTGCCCGAAATCCTGCATCTTAAAAGATGGCGAAGTTGATGAAGAAATGGTTAGAAAATATCAGAGAATGGAAGCCGGATTAAATTATAACGAGAAGCTGGTAGCTTTCGCGAAAGAAAACGGAATCAAGGGAATCCGCAGAGGAATGAAAACACAGACTTTAATGAGAAAAATCACAGAAGCCGGATTAAAAATCCCGGCAAGAGATTAAAAATATGCTATAATAACACAAGGAGGACATAAAAATGCAGGAATGGAAATTAGAAATTGTGAAGGAACTGGACAAGAAATCCGAGGAATTAAGAGAAATCCGCTTTTATGATGTAGCCTGCGAAATGGGCTACAACCACATAAAAGTAAACGATGTGAAAGACATCGCGACACGCTTCTTAAAAGAGCATCCGACTTATAAGGCGGTAAGGTTCGTAAAGAACCCGAAAAAAGTCTCTTCTACCGAGAGCCTCTTCACTACACTGGTACTTACCGAATGTGAATACGAAACCGAGGAAGAGTTCCTTGAGGAGATTGGCTTTTCCGGAAACGCCGCTACAAAAGCCAAGAGAAAATATCGCGACAAGACTTATGATCGGATGGAGTTATCCTTGCCGAAAGGCTTGAAGGATGAGATTGCTGACAGAGTAAAGGCAGGGAAAGCGAGCTCTAACACTGCTTATGTCGTAGAAGCAATCAAGGAAAAGATGGAACGTGATTAAATACTTTTAAAAAAACGAAAGGCTGTGAAGATCACAGCCCTTTGTTTTTTTATACATGTATTTTTAGATCATCCCAAGCAGAGACTTCCACGTTTTCTTCCTTGCCGTGATCTCTCCGTCAGAGACACAGCCGTGATCGCTCTGATAAGCCTTGACCGCTCTTTCCATGCCGCTGCCAAAGCAAGGTGTCTTGCCCTGATCGGCTTCGATGACACCGGTGTAATAGCCGAGATCCTTTAAGCGCCGCTCTAACGGTGTTACGACCGCATGATTACGGTTTTTAGACTTAGAAACCGTGACGGTGTTACAGATCGTCTCATTGCCCGCCTTTCCATCCACCTTAGAACCTGTGCAGGCCTGCACATCACAAATAAACTGTGTCCGCTCATATCCGGTAGCAGCCACCTGATTAATCTTCACTTCTGCGGACTTGCCTGCCGAACCTTTCCATGTACGCATGAAATTCTCCGGGGTGCCGTACTGTGCTTTCAATTTTGACGTGGTGCTGCCCCACTGCGGCAGATACAGGTGCGGCTTGTCCTTAAAGCTCTTCCAGTCACCGCCCCAGGCTAACCCGATAGACTTCGCCAGATCTGCCACCTGTTTAAATAATCCGGTTGAGTCATTGAATGCATCGTCCGCTTTCTGTCCATCTCCATCAACATCCATGTCCAGATAAAAGTCAATCGCAACTCCCCACTGGTGCTGTGAAGAGTAAGAGCTTCCTTTGGCTTTTGTGACGATTTTTCCCGGTGCTGTTCTTCCCTTCGCATATAACGCATCCTGTTCCGCTTTTGTTCTTAAGCATTCGCTGTAATTAATCGAAATCCCATGTGCTTTACAGATTTCTTTCAACTTTGCTGCTGCGACCTGTAAATCCGGGTGTAATGCTGTGATGTCTCTCGCCATGTCTTAATCCTCCTTGATCTCCGGCAATCCGGCTACTGATGTTAAAATTGATGCTACTCCTGCCAGTGCTGCAGTTCCGGCGACTGTCATCCAGTCTACCTGTGACAGCGTTGCGGCTGCTGGCAGTAAAGCTACCGCTGTCTGTGCAACTGTTTTCGCTGCACGGATTCCGGCAGCTTTTAACCATTTCTTAGTTTTTTTACTCATCATTTTCGTCTGACCTCTCTTTCTCTGTTGTTTCCGGTTCTTCCGGCATATTAAGGACCTTCTCATATAGTGCTGTCGCTACGTCATTTCCACCTAAATTATGATAAGCATCATATACTCGCTTAAGAGATTCTTTTGCGTAAATGGGGCAATGCTTCCTGTCCTGATGGTACTTATTGAAATTTGCTACAATATTTTCGCGTAAAAGGCTCTGTACTCCTTCCGCAATAGCATCACTTTTCGTTTTCTCTTCCATGAGACGTTTTCTTACGTCCCGGTAGAGACATCCGAGAATGAACGTTACAATTGTAAAAAGAAGATCTAATAAGTTATTTTGTATATATGTCCAGACCACTGACTTGTCCTTTCCGGGAGCTTATAAAACGGCTTCCCTGAGTTCTTCTTTCTCTGCATCCGTCAGCTTGGGATAACCGGCCAAGATATCCTCAAGCTCTTCGCCCTCTGCCATTCTCCGGCGGATGACACGGAGCATGATGTTTTTTGCTGCGTTACTCATTATGCTTCACCCCCTAACAACTCTGCTAAAACCTCGTCCTGCTCTGCCTGTGTCTGTTCAAGACTTTCAAAACGAAGTTCCGTCTTTGATTTAATGTGCATGGTGACCATCACGGTTCCGTCTCCATAGGTGGTCGCAGACTCAAAAGACAGGTTTTTATATGCACCGTAAACCTCCTTATCCTCGCCTGCCACGGTAAGCTCCGTGACCGGTCGAAAGGCTTCCTCCATGTCTGCTACGGCCTGTCCTTCCATCGAAAATGTGATGCTGTCAACTCCTGTGACTACTGCTTTGCAGGCGTACTCTGCACCGTTTGCTTTAACAAATTCCATGATTTTTACCTCCTATTTTCTAATGCCGTAAATTCTAAGCGGTACGCAACTGCCATTATAAGATTTTGTCTGACTATTCGCTGCCACGCCCTTATAATAGGCTTTATCAAAAACTATATTTTTAAAATAGCCCCCGGAGCTGACGTGCGCGATTCCTAAAGTTACTTTTCGATAAGCAATCGCAGCGGCGTATTCGTTATCACTATGAACGTTTAAAAACTGATGTAAATATGAGACACAATTATCCCAGTTGCCTAAAACAGAACAGTTTCCGTTTGTTGAATAAATTAAAAACATCATGTATTCTTCTGGAGCTGTGATAATGTATCCTTTCAAGGAAGTAGCATCATCATCGGTCGTAAAATTACTTCCTGTGTTATACCAGATAAGATCTAATTTTCCGCAAAAATTATTTAACATATATGCAAGTGTCCCGCTGATACTAGCGTTTTTTTCCCTTGCATCCAACACATATCCGGAAGCCGTAACAGCACTGCTCTGTGTGATCTTTGAATTAGGGACAGCGGCTGCTGCTAAGTTATTAACAGCCACCAGCTTGTCATAAATGCTCTTCACATCAAGAAGCGAAGCAAACATTTTTTCGACTTTTTCGATAGAAATTCCGTTTAAACAGACCCTGTACAGCGGAAAGTCATCTGTTAAATCTCCGGCTATGATATCTCCTGTCACATATGCGGGATCTTTTGGAGATTCTGCCGGAGTTCCTTTAATCACAACTACTTCCGCGGTCTCAATGTCGTTCTCAACATCCCGTGTGTATCTCATGACGATCAGATCACGACGATTTAACCCCTGTGAGCCATTTTCAATCTCACACTCTTCATAATCATCATTACTGATGCGGATATGTCTGCCCTGATTTAGCAGATCCCCGCTTCTGATCTTTATAAGGTTGTTACTTACAATTTCAGCTGAAAATGAATCTCCGGTGCCTAAAACATACTTTCCTGCGCCAACAATTCCGGCTAATAATGATCCGACATCTGCGGCTGTAACGTGTGCTGCACCGGCTCTTCCGGTTACTAAATGTGTCGCCATAAAATCACTCTCCAATCTCATATGAGACGGTATTTCCGTCCGATGTAATCTTTAAAATCTTTTTTGTGATCGGCTGTGCCGCCTGCACCCCCGTCACCTGCTCCCTTGAACCAATGACATCCCCGACATCGTATGATATCGAAGCATCCAGAGAAGTCGTGATCTTCTCATCATTATAATAACTTTTTAATTTTTCAATCCCATTTTTTACAAGGTCTGCGAAGTGGTCTGTGCGTTCTATGTAATAGCTGTTTGGTTTCCATGATGGAATAACTTCACCGGAACGCTCCTGATAAAAGGATCCTGCTTTAAATTCCGGTGCAACAGTCTCTTCCTTTCTTCGATAATAATATCCGCTCTTCCATTTTGGCGGATACTGCTTAGAAATCTTTGTGTAAAAGGTGTTTTTCTTCCATTTCGGAGCTTTTTTCTCCAACGCCTTATATTCGATGCCAACAGAAACCTTTTCCATGAAAATTAAAACATGTTTATCGGTGATCTCGTTCTGGACCTGACTATCTTTGACCACCCTTGCTTTTACCCAGACACCGCTCTTATCTTTTTTATACTCATCGTAAAAAAATTTATATACATTCACCTTCTTAAAATAATCACTAAAAGTAACAGACCAGTCGGAAGGCTGCTGTGTCTGCAACCTGTAACGGTCTTTTGAAACTCCCGATACACCCTGATATTCGGAAGTAAGTCCATCCGAGAAATACACATAATAATTAGCGTAATTTTTATCCCAGTCAGCAGGTTTCTTTGACATTTTCACATAAGATTCCTGCACCACTCCGTCCACGTTTGCGTAACCGGAACCATTCTTTTTGAAATACGATGCATACCGTTTACCCCAATCAGAGGGCTGTGACGCAAGAACTTCATATGTCTGCTCCACCGTTCTTGTCAGTTGCTCAAATTTATCGTCTTTCGCAATAAAAAAATTCGTATACACATTCTGCCAACTCTGCGGCTTTGAAGTAAGAAGCACATAATTTACGGTGTCCTGCGCATTCCCGTAATCGTAAACCTCGACAACTTCCTCCTGCTCCTTTAATATCTGGTTCCGTTTATCTAAAATGTAATCCGCATCCTGATAAGGGTCGTCATGAAAGCTGTAAGGCTGGATTCCTCCGTTTTCGTCCGTAAAAAGATGGATCACATGCCTGTCTTTCAAATCCCCGCTTCCAAGGCAGATCAGGTGGTTTACCGGATGATAATTTTTTTCAATGGCAAAATCTAACTGACTTGCATCCCATTCTTCATCTGCACTGTAATCGTAAAGCGGACTCACGGATAATAAGACCGTTTTCATTTGACAATTAATTGTTAACTTGCCCATGAATTCATATAACATTTTACGGATCTCATCATAAGCACATGGATATCGACTGCATTGATAATGAATGATCTCAATTCCTGAATCATCTTCTGACACGGAAAACACATCATTGAGTTTTAATCTTGTAATGATTTCCTTTAAGACACTGTTTGCTTCTCCCGATAAGATCAGATAATCCTCTCCTGCATTTGGTTCTAACACTTTGGAATTTAAAATGCCATGCCAAGTACGTCCTTTATATGTCAGCGTACTGTCTTTCGTGTTCGGGTTCAAAGTGTCGATGATACCGCCATATTCTGTATTTTCAGCATAGATAACGCATCCGGGTTCCATGCAGTGTTCGGAAAGACTGATCTTGAGGCTGAAATTATTCTCATTTTTCCCAAAAGCCTCATCCAACTCATAGTCTGATAAAACACCGATGTCCTTTCTGTTTTTATCTGTGTAGATCAGATCCATGACGGTTCACTCCTTTCCGAAAAAATCGTGAGGTCAAATCCGAAAAGACCGCTCCATGTTATCGTACACTCCTCGGGAGGAATCTTTTGAAAGACATCGAACATACTGTCTCTTAAATGAAACTCATTGATCTTCTCGCCATTGCGTTTTACTTTGAAGATTGTTTTAGTCAGGGAATCAATGACCAGATACTCTCCTGCTTCTAACACGGTGTTTACTTTATAAGTATGTCTTCCGACACTTACCGCCGGATTTTCACAGGACCCGTATATCTTGAACTGGAAGTTAGAGGATAAAAACCCTGCATTCTTAACAAGTCCGTTATGGGATGTTCCAGCAAAATCATAAGGGTAGTCAAAGGGATGATCCAATCCTGTCCGGTTCTGCTTCGATTCTGTGATTTTGTGAAACACATACGTTTTTTCATTGATCCAGAACGGATAAGGCGATATCAGATTCACACTTTTTTCCACTGCATAAAAATTTTCGTCATACTCACTGTAATCTGCAGCATACAGATAGCAGCGAAGATAATAATCATTTATATATAACTTTCCTGCCGTGTTCTGTTCAATATCGTATTCGCAGATGCTAAGAAATCTCGCCATCGCTTCTGTATATTCCTCTTTGGAATCTGCAAACACAGATACTTTTGCGGATTTTTCAGCAGTATTTTTATAAAATTTTTCTATTTTGGAACCGTTTTTTTCTCCACCGGACGACTTGTAACTCCATTTATGTGAAAACAGCTTTTCCGGTTCCTGGAGCACCAGCGGCCACTCATCCAGTCTTAGCCGCTGATTTTGACTGTTAACGTAAAAAATCTCCATAATTACCTCACATGTGAATCAATGACTCTGCCAATTTCCCGGTTATCCGCTACGATCGTAAGATTTCTCGCTTCCCCTGCTTTGACACAGCAGTCTGCAAGACGGTCATAATCGATCTGGGGAACTGCAGCTAAGAACTTCATCATACTATTGTCGATGTAGTCTTCCAGAAGGGAAACCGGTAGCACTGCCTCCGGTCCTGCTTCGCCGCCTCCCTGAAACTTTCCTCCTGCAAATCCGAAAATGGTCGGTTTCGTCAATAAGGCACCCTTTGCATGCCATGACACATCAAAATGTGGAAGTCCCGGAAAATCAAGGAACTGCGCTGCTTTTGCAAGAGTGCCTTCCGTTTTCCACGATACACTGATGCTTGGCATCTTTATCTTTGGAAGTTTCAAATGAAAATCAAAAATCCCTGCGATCTTATCCCGGACACTCTTAAATTTATCGTGAAATTCTCCCAGCTTCTTTCCTGCTGTATCTTTCAGATCGCCGAGCCGTCCGCCTGTCAATTTATTTAAAACATTAAAGCCTGTTTTGTAATAGCCTTTTACGCCTGCCCACATCACGGCAACCGTACCCTTAATACCGCCACCATTCGATTTGAAAATATCAGAGATCTTCGACATTTTTTCTCCAACAGTCTGCTTCATCCCCGACATATGTTTGGATGCCGATTTTTTTAACGAACCGAATTTTTCTCCAAGTCCTTTCAGTCCGCCTTTTAACGTATCTGCGGCTTTAGAGAAAAATTTTGTGATCCCATCCCACAATCCTGTCCAGAACTTTCGGAATCCATCGCATTTTTTCCACAATGTAACAAATGCCACAACCAGTCCCGCGATCAGTGCTACGATCAGCACAGCGGGATTCAGGCTCATAATTGTATTTAACGCTCCAAAAGCTGACGATGCCTTTTTTAAAGTGGCAACTAATCCCTGCGCCCCCATTGCAAGAGCAAGAATACCGATTGCCGTTCCGACACCAAGGATTAACGGACCGATCACATCGATATGTTTGATCGCAAATTTAATGATACGGTTTAAAGGCGGTTCGATTTTTTCTGTGATCGGGACAAAAATCTCATTATTTAATGATCTTCCAAGCTGCTGTAATGATTTCCCAACATTGTCATAGGCATCTGTTTTGACCTGACTCATGGCATCATTAGTCATATTGATGGAACCTTCTGTATTTAAGAGGGCGAGGCAGGCATCCTGTCCCATGTCCTCCCACATTGTTCCCATCAGACCGACACCGGTCTGGTATGCCAGTGTTTTATCATCACAGTTTTTGATTGCATCCGAAATCTGCCCCAAGGCTTCTTTGGCATCAGGACCGCCTTTGCGAAATTTTTCAACAACCTCATTGGCATCAAGGCCAATATTTTTCAGATAATCATTTGCGGTGCCATCAGAAAGACGTATGCTAAACTCTTTATATGCATCTCCCATCTTATCAATGCTCCATACACCTTCTCCGGCACCATTGGCGATCATATTAAACATATCATTCGCACTTAAGCTACCTTGTGCGAATTGCACGGAATATTCATTGATGACATCTAAAAGATCGCCATTCTGGTTCAATCCTTTCCGTGCTCCCTGCACAATAAGATTAAACGCCTCTTCCTGTGAAATCTCAAACTGGTCTGTTAATGAGTTAACGGCTCTCATGCTTTCTGCATAATCAAGATCATAGACATCCGCAAGAGTCATCACGTTTTCTGTGATGTTTTTCAAGTCCTTTTTATTGAGGTCGTCCGTCATCTGGACAACCGTGCCAAGTGCACCGGTACATTCCTCAATGCTGTCGCCCCATGCATTCCCGTAAACATCCTGCACGACATCCTTGTATTGGCTCATATCTTCCTTGGATGCTCCGGTCTTTGCCTGCAATTTATCAAAGGCTTTTTCGGACTCGATCGTAAGCTCTTTAAATTTATCAATGGCTTGCTGGATTGCTTCGGAAGCCAGATTTGCAATTGCTCCCTTGGCAACGGTAAATCCCTCTGCACTGGACTGACCGCCCTTTCCTGCATCCTCTGCACTGTCCCCAAGGTTATCATATCCCTGTGCCACATCATCCGCGGCTTTCTGTGCATCATTAAGTTTCTGCTTATTCTCACCCAGCTCACCGGACAGCTTATTTATCTTTCCGGCTAACTCCTGTGCTGCGTCACTGGTTTCGCCTTGCTCTAAAACAACATTGACATATTCCTTTTTCAGCTTGGAAATCTCGGATTCCTGCTGCCCGATTTCATTCGTCAGCTTAGAAAATTGGTTCTGTGATTCCTGCTCGGCTTTTTTTTGCTTATCAATGGCATCCGTGCAGTCCTGAATCGACCGCTTGATCTTTTCCTGCGAAGCTGCCGCATTATTTAATTTTGACTGTAATCTTAAGACTTCCTCTGAATTCTCTCCATAGATCCGCTTCGCGGCTTCTAATTTATCACTTAAATTCTTCGTCTTATTCTCGCTCTCGGCAAGCACCTGTTTTAACATCTCATGCTTTGCCTCAAGACCTTCAATGCTGACACCGGAAGTCTTCATCTGCTCTGAATTCAGCTTTAACTCGCTTCTAAGAGCAGCCATCTTTGTTTCAGATTCCTTAATATTCTGATTAAATTCCGTTGTTTCCGCGGTAAATTTAACCCTTGCTTCATTCTTTGCTGCCATTTTAACCCTCGCTTTCACGAACCGATGACAGCCACCTGTCATACACAGCTTTGTTTTCTGCTACATTTTTTACAAATGCGATGTCAGCATACCAGAAGATTTCCTCTGAAATCTCAAGAATCTCCACATAATATGTGTAATAATCCTCTACATCTTCGAGCGGGAATCTCGGTACGCGTATACGCTTCTTTAAGCGTTTGGTTTTGTCTCGGAAGGCTTTTCGGAAGCCTTGTTTTTTTTTGGATTAACGAGCATATTGTAAGTATCGCCGATATACTCGCGGTCAACCGGCATGTTCATAAGGAATTCTTCTCTTGTCATACAGGTATCGATCTCTTTTACATTTGCACACAGGTAAGCGGTGTACAATACATCTACCATGTCAAGCTCTTCTTTAAATCCCTCCGCATTGATCTTGTTATATCGATCATAAACGGCTTTTTTGTTTGTGTTTTTTAACATGTAAAGGCGATAAAACTGTAAGGTCAGCTTAACGGTTGTGCCATCTTCTAACTCAAAATCTACATATGTATTTTTCTCTGCCATGATTAAATCACTTCCCCTCTAAGACCTCTAACAGTTCTTCCTTTTTCATTTTGTTACAGCCGGGAATCCCAAGCTCTTTTGCCTGCTCCCGTAACTCTTTCAATGTCGGCTCCGGTAACTCCTCAAGGAAGTTGCCGACCGACTGGATCTCGTCAAAACGTTCTTTTTTCATATCCGGGATAATGGTGCCCGCCGGAACGATCTGCATGGTTTCTTTATCCCTGTATTTATTAATGACTTTGACTTTCATAAAGACCTCCTATGTGGTGCTCACTCTGACCAGTTCGGGTTTAAAGTTCTCTAACCATGCTGTTTTGATGGTTTCGTCCAAACCGGACTCTATTGCTTCATACATGCCAACGCCATGTTCATCCGGCATTACAGAAAGCGTCATATCAATCTCGGCGACATCTTCTCCGCCATTTTCTACCTTTCTGGTAATTCCTTCTTTTACGGTGCAGTTCGGATACGCTTTGAACTTCACAGCACCATCCTCGTCCGTAACCTTTTCCGTTACAGAAAAAACTGGATGCATAGAATCCTGTCCATATGCGTAAACACCGTCTTTTAAGTCTTCATCCTTCATACCGTAAATTTCAAGGTACTTCTGATAATTCATGTGAAGGCTTAATTTCAGTTCGCCTGTTCCGGTACCGCATGTCCGGGTCTTAGACTCAATCCCTTTGTACTTTTTCTTGATCGTCTTTGCATCCAGCGTCTCTTCACAGGAGCCGACTGCTCCGCAAATCGAATGCTTTTCTTCCCCCGGAAATTTAATTGCAAAATCTTCGACTGCAAATTCTGAAAATTCCTGAAATGTTGAATTCATAATATATCCTCCTCTATTCTTCAAAATCTAAGCAACCAAGTATGCCGTTCACAACTTCATTCTGTACACGCTCTAAGCCCCCCTCAAAAAACCTCTGATTACCGGCATGGCGGAGTGTGTTGCTTCCGTCATCCGGGAAGTACAGATAATGAAACTTCTGTTTTGTGCTGACTGTAACAGACAGGTTTGATCCTATATCTTTATCTCTTAATGCATTGGAAAATTTCGCATGTCTCTTTGTGTTTCGGTCAGACACCGGGATAGCGTTTTGTATCGATTGTGAGATGCGATCATAGCCCGCACCGTGAAGGTACTCGGTTATTTTTCTTTCAGCATTTTGTGGGTAGACACGGATTTTTTCCTGTAAGCGGTCGAAATCTTCCATGTTCAACCCGAACTCCTGCATTGCCATTTATTTCACCTCATATCCCTTGATCGTTTCAGCAAATGTAAGCACTGCCATTTCCACTACATTTTTCGTTTTTGGATTCACCGCATAATCATAAACGATATCTTCTTTTGCAAGATTCAATCGCGGTATCTCCTTCATGGCTTTCATAAGCGCAAGCTCATCGCCCTCCGGGACACAGTCCTCGTGTACCAGTACAATCCGATATTTACGGTTAAAATCATTCGGACTTTTATCAGATCTCTGCAATCTGTCTCTGCTGAAAACAATGTAGTTCCATGCATTTGGCGGGTTCTTTATCATCCCGTAAGAGGCTGTCTCATAGTCCATTTCCGCAATAAAACTGTTAATTTTCTCACTGATCTTATCAAGCAATGTCTCCTGCCTCCTCAAGATAAAAATACATGACACGATTCTTTTTATCAGTATCTGTCTTGATGATGCTGTAAAAAGAGCCGTTAATCTTCACAATATCGTCATTCGTGATTCCTTCATAGATCAAAGTTCTGGTCTTTAAGTTCAAAGAGCGCTCACGGGCTTCCGCAAACTCATAATCCTGTTCACGCTGCCCTTCCTCGGAATACGCTAATGCTACGATAAGCTCAAGCTCTTCCTCCGTCTTGTTGGCAGATGGATTTTTAAAGTTAGTCACTTTCTCCTTCTGATGATAAACTTCCATATATCCATCATTCAGTCCCCTGGTCTTGTCCTTCATGTCTCTGCACCTCATAAAATGCCCTTGCCATAAGTATCATTTCCCGGTAAGCCTCATCAAACTCATTTTCACAGTCATTCCATGCGTAAACACAGTAATTTATAAACAGCGTTCTTCCTATCCCGCTTTCCGGGGCAGAGTAGTCTATCTCTGCCCCCAGCTTATGATTCATGACAGCTTCTGCATCAGACACGATATCTGACAGCTTCCGGTCTGTTTTTTCGTCATTCCATGTAATATTGAGTTTTTGTTTTAATTTTCCTACCAGAATTTTGTTAGATTCTTCCGTCATACTTTCAAAGCTCCACTATACTGTCTTGGTATCATCCCCTGCATCAGAAGCTCCTTTGTCTGAAGCACCTGTATCTGAAGCACCTGTATCTGAAGCTCCTTTGTCTGAAGCACCTGTATCTGAAGCTGCTCCCTGTGTCTCTGTCTTTGCATTTGCATTTCTGACCGTGATATAAGCGGAATCTAACTCGGAGATGTCCAATAAAACGGACACCGTGTTATCGTATGCTCTGCCGTTTGCAAATAATTTGATCAGATACACTCTGTTATCTTCTAAAAACTGCACGGAATCATCATATGTAAGAGAACCTTCTTTTGGTGATCCAAGTCCCATAAAGTATTCTTCCGGAACAAAGAGAATTGCTTTTCCTTCCGCAATTTCTGCTGACGGGTAGACCTTTGTCGGGAACGGGAATACATTGTGTTCGTAAGTTCCCATCGTGTTCATTACGGTTGTTGCCGGCATGATCTTCTTGAAATAATCGACCGGGTTGCACACCAATCCGACTTCCGTGAACTTTCTGTAATGTCCGTTTTCTGTTTTAGCTACAGACGCAAGGATTTTTCCGTATTCCGCCGGCAAGAAGCTCTCAATCTTAACGGCTGTTTTCTGTGGATATTTTCCATCAACAACTGCTGCATCTTTTGAAATGTTTCGATCTAAACCAATCGGCATATTCTTTCCGGTTCCGGAAACGATCGCGTTTTCTAATCCGCAAGCCAATGCCTCGATCAGGATGGTGCGGATATAATTGTCAAGAAATACCGGGCCAAGCTCTAACATGTCTTTCGGAAGTGTCGCATAGCAGGTCAGTTTGCACTGTGTAAGCTCTAAAATCTTAAAGGAAGATGAGATTTCTTTTGTGATTTCAGCATTAATCTGTCCCCAAACTGCCGTCTGCACGGTGTGATCGTTCATGATCCATTTTGTCAAATAGCTTACATTCGTAAATGTGATTGCATCTAAAAGCGGATGGTCATTGACAAGGTTTTTATATACATCTTCAATGATAGTTTCCGGCATTCCGCCATTGAGTAAATCTGTGAATGCCTGCTTAGGATCAGGGGATTTTGCACTATCAATCCATTCCTGATAAAATTTATTTTCTTTTGCTGTTAACATACGGAATCCGCGGTCTGCAAGGACTTTCTGATCTCCGCTTGCCATTTCAAAATCCTGTCTTAAGGTGTCTGTCACGGCATCATAAAACTGCTCCCACGCATCATTCAACTTTTTATCGTTTCCTGATTTAATCGCCGCCTGCATCGCTACTGCTGCCTGTTTTACTACCGGATTATTTAATGGTCTCATATTTTTTCCTCCTGTTTTAACTGTAAAATCTGTCAAAAAACTGTATGCATTTTGCTTTATTCTGCACATTTTTTTTGCGTCTTTTGCTCACATCTGTCATCTGATGAGTACTTTTTAAGAGTGATTCTCTCATATCGAAGTACTGTTTTATGTTCTTTAAGACATATTCCTGTGAGTCATCTTCCGGGTCATTCTCCGGATCATCATCTGGATTATCCTCTGGGTCATCTTCCGGGTCATTCTCCGGAT